TCTCTCCGCTGCCGTCCGGGGCGGTGGTTAGGGCGCAGCGCGCCGCAACTTCCGGGATCGCCATCGTCGCGTCGGTGATGGGCGAATAGCCCACGTCGTTCGCATCTACACGGGTGAAACGGCCCTGCGGCTTGTCGCCGCGAGGAAACCATGTGTCGAACAGCAGCGGCATGGCGTCAGCTCATCGGCCACTCGGCCAGGCTCAGCGGCGACTCGGGATCGCGGTACAGGCGGCGGGCCAGCGCATCCATCTTGGCCGTCGTCTGCGGCACGGCGGCCGGCGCGCGGTACAGGTGGATGCTGGCGTGCGTGGCGCCGATGCTGGCGTCTACAGGCCCGCTTGCGCGGTGGTATGCGCCAATTCGCAATGCCTCAGCCGGCGTCATGCTGGTGGGCAACGCACTGCCGCTCTTGGGGAAGCTCGTATAGGCGCGCTCACCGTTGATCCAGATGCCATAGGTCAGCGTGCCGGCAGCAGGCGTGTGCGACCACAACGCGAACACGTAGTGAAACCATCCCGAAGAAGGAGGCGCGGTGTCGGTGTTGGCCGAGAACACCGAGCTGGCGGGGCCGTCCCACACCATGAACAGCGTACCCGTGGTGGCGTTCATGCTCAGCCGGATGCCCTGCGCGGCCGTGTTGTTGCCGCCCTGGGAAATGATCGGCTTGGAAGCGGCGGGGTAGCCAGCCGTCAGCTTCATGCGGCCGGCAATCAGCAGCGTGTCGCCGTTGTTGTAGCCGCTCGTTCCGTAGGGGAAGCTCGACAAACGCTGCGCGAAGTCGCTGCTGCCGCTCGCATCGGGCGTCAGCACGCCCTCGGTACTGGCGAAGTGCGTGGCGCCGACGAAAGACGCGCCGGCCAGGCCGTTGTTGCCATTGCCGCTGATGTCGGCCAGGGCGTTGTCGGTCGTGGCTTGGTGGCACGGCAGGATGGCAATGGCACCGGTCGTGATGCCGCCATTGGCCTGCGTGCGCGTGATCCGAGGACCGAGTTTCAGTGCATTGGGCATGGTGTCAGACCCCGTAGATGATGCGCAACGCCGTCTTCTCGGTGCCGACAGCCTGCTCGGAAACCACGTCGATGCGCGTGATGAGCGAGTCCGACTGCGCAGCCAGCGCGATGTCGTCCCCATGAAAGATGGGCATGTTGCTGCCATCGACGCCGAGCTTGCCCGCTGCCTCGGCATCGTTGGCCGCGTTCAAGACCAGCTTGGCGAACTGATTGGCCGTGGCGGTTGCGCCCGGCAGCAGCCGGTAGGTGACCTGCACCCACTTGGCGCCGCTGGGCAGATTGATTGTCTGCCGAGTGGTGGACAGGTCGCGGATGAGCGCCACGCCGACAAACGCGGCGGCCTCGCTCGGGCTGTTGACTGGGAGTCCCATGTGATGTGCTCCTGTGGATCAGAGGTAAGAGGCCAGCGGGTAGATTTGCCAGCACCAGGTGTAGCTCGCGCGGCCCTCGGGGATGGCCCACACAAGGCATGCACCCTTGTCGGGGCCGTCGCTCAGCTTGACGATCTGGCCCGGCGTGCCCGTGGTAGTGGCGACGGCGGCGGAGGCCAGATTCCCATCCACTGACACCAGGGCTTGGGTTGCAGTTACCTGATATGCTTGCAACTCGGTCTTGCCGGTGCTAGCCAAGTAAGCCTGCTTCAATTTACTCTGCGGAGGCAGGGCTTCCAGGTAAGCGACTTCCTCAGCCGTCAGCGAGGGCTTAGATTTGGTAGCCACAACCTCATCCGGCGTTTGCCCACCAAGCCGAATGATGTCATTCTGGCCGCTAAGTACAATAGTCATTATCGCATCCCCACAATGTTAGTTGCAACCGTTGCATCCATCACCTTGGTGACAACGATAGGAAGCCGAGTGCCAGCGGGCACAGCAGCAAAGGTAACCACTTCACCATTTTCGGTAGTCACGGTAACAGCGCCAGCACCACCAACGTACAAGCCACCCCAGGTAGGGGGCAGCACTGTAGCGTCAGACTTAGTGATAGCAAAAGCAGAAGTAAACGTGTTACGCTCTTGCATGTCTTGATTAGGCATTAGATCTCCAGGTTAGTCGCAGACATGATAAGCTCTCGCCATGTCTGGAACTCATGCCCGTGGTTTACGGGCTTAATGTGCATGTGCTGCCACTGGTGCACCATTTCGTGCAGCAGGGTAGCCTTGGCTGCGTCAAGCGTTGTGATGCGACTACTGAGTACAATAGCTTCGTAGTCGTATTCACCATAGTGCTCAAAGTCAGACACCCTGAACGCGGGCATAGGCAGATCACCATCAAACAATTTCTTGTTGTAGGCAATCCACCACACCTTCATCCAGCTAATGTTGATCATTGACCAAGCACGGCGAGGATAGCATCAACCGCTTCTGGCGGAAGACCGTACAAGGCCACACCAATCGCAACCACCAGAACAAGCAGCGCCTTACGCACTGCCTTGCTGCCGAACAGGCGAAGGATCATGGGGCTCATATTACGCCACCGTGATAGCCGTAGCCACGAAGCTAGCCAGCAGGTTACCACCGTTGTCTTGCAGCTTGTTGGCGCCAGACGGCTGCGTGTAGGCAATCGTGTTGCCGTTGGCCAGCGAGGCGCCGGTGTACTCCACGTTCAGCACGTTACCTTCAATGAAGATACGGGTGACAGTACGCACAGGGGCAGTGGCCATCGAACTCAGATCCGGGATGATACGCGGGTCCAGGGGTTCGCTGGTAGTCATGCGGATGACGTTTGCACCGACAGTCTGGTTACGGGCCGTCACAGTCGGCGCGGTCAGGTCACGCAGCGAGGCGATAGCCGTAGCGCAGGCAGTGAAGAAGGCGTGCAGCTTGGTAGCCGTGCCGCTGGTGCCGCCGTTACGGGCAGCAAAGATTTCAACCGAGCTAATCGCCTTAGCGGCTTCGGTCTGGAGTTTGATGCCCATCGAGAGCATACCAGGAGAGGGGAGAGTTTCAACGCGCATTGCAGTTCCTTTGTGCGAGAGGCCATATAGGCATGGCGGGTTAGCGGCGACGGTGCCGCAGCATGCTGACGCCGACGCTTACGCGACCTGGGCCAGTGTAGTTAATCCGTTTCCGTCCAAACGGATCGTCTCGGAGCTTAGCTAGCTCCTTTTCTTGCTCCTTGCGGAGTTGTTCTTCTTGATCTTGTGCCAGATGGCTATTGAACTGGCGCACCAGCCCCTCAGCAGCATCTACCCGGTCATCGTGAATAAGCGCATCACGCTGCTCGGTCATCTTGGAAAGCTGGAAGAAGAAGCTGTACGTCTGCCTAAGCGCAGGGCTGTAGCGTTCGCAGCAATCCCGATCCTCGTCGATAGCCGCAGCGTCAACGATTAGCGACCCGCGGCCCATGACAGGTGCGAGGGTGGCAATGATCCGGCGTTCCTTCTGGCCGCTAACCAGATCGTCGTCCAGGCCACCGGTACAGTGCTTCTTGAAGATCGGCGTAAACACCGACTTGAAGGCACCAAAGCCCATGTTCTTCTCAATCACGCATCGTGACAGAGGGAACCGGCCTAGCCGCTTGGCCAAGTCTTCTAGCTTGAACTCTTCGTAGCCACCAAAGATACCGCCGATGGACAGCAGGATGACGTTCCCGTTAAGGAAGCCACCCACCGCATAAGCAGTCTCGTCGCCATTGGCCCCGCCAGCGGCAGGGTCGATGTAGGCTGTCAGGTTCTCCAGCTTCCCGGTTTCGCGGCTCGTTTCCTGCGGATCACGCATAACGAACGCATGGTCAGCGATAGAGTAGTCCCGGTTGTGGGAGTTCTCCATACCGCGAATGATAACCATCGGGAAGTTAAGACCCGCCCCACGGACCACTACGAGAAGCTCAGGCTTGAGCGGGTAGCGTTGCGCATCCGTAAGGCGAGTGTTCAGCATGTGCTGCAGCTGGAAGTAGGCTTCGCCCTGGTCGCGCTCCTTCTTCTGAAGTGCGGACTCGTCCAGCAGCACATTGTCAATCGGCTTGCCCTGATTGCCCAGCAGGCCACCACCCATGCCAAGATCGGGGTTAGCGATCAGGCGGCGCAGCAGCAACGGGGCAAGGTTGTTGCCGTAGTTGGCAATCTGCTCCGCAGTCGGGTAACGGCCGGGCCAGATGCGAATGGTGACACCACGCGCCGGCAAGCTGTTGTATATCGAGTCCATGGTCTGAGGCGTGCCCAGCCACAGGATGCGACCTGTAGAGTTGATCGAAGTGAAGTCCTTGGTCAAGTGCAGGAGCTTAGCCCGTTGCACCGGAGTTGCGGAGTTCTTGCTTGATTCGATGTCGTCAGCGATAAGCAGGTCAGCCCGCTTACCTTGCAGATTGGAGTCAATACCCACACAAGCCACGCTAGGTGACTTGTCCAGCCCCTTGAGGCTGTGGTGAATATCGAAGGCGTCTGTAGCCGTGCGGTCTCCCGCCAGCTTGTCAGGCTGCATGCACTCAAGCACATCCATAGTCATCACGATACGGACGATCAGCGTGCTAATCTCGTTAGCTTGCGTACCGCCTGCACTGATGATCAGCACCCGGTGGGCAGGGCTGTGGATCAGGCACCATACCGCGAAAGCCGCAGCAATCGTAGTCTTAGCCTGACCCCGTTGGGCCTGCACCATCAAGTTCTGCGGACCATGCTCCATGTAGGCGCCAATGTCCTGTTGAATCTCAGTTGTGCTGAAACCCAACTCGGACATGACATCTTCAAGGAAATCCGAGAAGTGCTTGTAGTGTTCTTGAAGCAGCCCGAGCCGCTTCCACCTTAGTTCTGCTGCTTGACTGTCTTCGCGTGCGCGCATCAGTTCATCGTAACGTCACCACCAAGATGCTTGGTAGCAAAGTCTTCTGCAGCTTCACGAAAGTTCAGCTCGGTACGCTTGCTCTGCCGACGTGCCTGGAGCTTCTCGTTAAGCTCACGGAGCTCTTCGTTCTTCTCAGGGTCAGCAGTGATATTGTTGTTCTTCAATAGAGCAACAGCCACGCCGAAGTAGGCAGCAGGCGCAGGGGCCTTGATGGTACCTTCCTTGGTGGGGATTTCGATGCCATCGTGGATGATGGTGGTAAGACTCCGAGCAAGCTCCCCATGCAGCTTACTCAGTTCTGCTTCTGAGGCTTTGCTCATTTGAACACCCTTTTCAAGTAGTCTCGAATAGACGACAAGACACATGGAGCTAGTTTGTCTACGATTAGTAGAACTGTGTAGATTATTGTTAGGATAACAACCCAGTCGTTAAGTGGGACGCTTAGCAAAGTAAGGCTCCCAACTCCAGCTGGCGGCGCTACCTTCACTAGCTCGGAAGCAGTGTCTTGTTGCATAATCACTTGTTAGATTGTGGCGCCTTTCCGAACTCGATAGAGAGTCAGGAAAGAATAGATGCCGGAGAAAGAAGGAGGTGGAACAGATGTGTCAGCAGTAGACACGTTGCCACTACGCCAGTTAACGTACAGCTTGCGGATGCGGTTCGGGTTGTCCAAAACGAACGTCCGACTCGTGGTAGCTTGACTCCAGTCTCCAATCGGACCGACAGGTCCAGTGTACGGCAAGATCATTTCGCAAAGGTGCGTACTACGGTCGCTGTAATAAGCAGCAAACGTATCCTTAGCACCCCAGTTACCAACTTGGGAACCATCTTGTGCACCAACCACAGTAGGCGCAGACGCCACAGCCTTGATTGCGTTGACGCCAGTGAAGGCAGCCATCGCGGAGTAGCTATTCTGGCAGACGATGCCAGGAGTGGTGATGTTAGCTTGATGCGAGACTTGCAGACCAGCCGCTGTGAAGTTGTGCGAAACAGCATGCGTGCCAACCACGGTGCCGTCGGGAGTCTTAGGGCCGAAGCTCTGAGAGAACGCGATAGTCGTGCCGCGAAGTTCCGTACCAACTGGAGCGTCACGGTAATTGGTGACACCGCCGTCTAGGTACAAACCAAAGCCAAGGTACGACATATTGCCGTGTCCAAAGCCGTACAGCTCGAAGTACGCAGGATTGTTCCACCGCATAGGGTCAGCCATGTAGTCGGCGAGCTTACCGATCTTGAATGCAAACTCGTTCGTGCTAACGTTACCAGCCGAAGGATGCTGCTCCATGAAGGAAACAGTAACTCCGCCAATACGAGCTCGAACCGAATGAAGAGCCCAGGCATGAGTGATACCCATGTAGCTGCCCCATTGGAACATCTCAAACTCTGTGTAGTCGTGGGGCTCACCATCAACTACTGGAACGCGAATGAGCCAGCGGTCATCCGCAATCTTAATTGCAATCATGTCGTCTCCGTAGACAGGGACTGCTTGATGCAGTCTGTATGCTAGTTGTCCTGCGGCACTAGACACTGTGTTTGAACTTGCTACCGCAGCCTGAATCCAAGATCCAGCCCCACTAGCACCAGACTTACGATACCACCCGTTCTTAGACCCATCAGCATCATTTGTGACGAAACCAAGGGTAGCATCATTGTGCGCCAAGTCTGCGTTAAGCAGGCTCAGCGTCGCTTTAGCAACGATGCCGGAACCAATTGGTGTAGCCTCTAGGGCATCGACCCGAGTAGTAAGGCCGGCCACAAGTGCGTTAGCATCTGAGACACCGGCGCGCCATTCCGAATCCAACTCAGCTACAGCAGCTTGCACGGTACTGGAAGCGACCCCGCCCACTGGCGTGATGCCTACGTTAGCCGCACCAGTAGCCGCTGCGATAACCCCAAGCTTAGCTTCGTGTGTACTTAGGTAGTGACCTACCGTGCTCTCAGCGTAACTACCAGCAAGTGCAGGGCTGTAACCAACCGAATTAGCACCAAGCGGATGGGTGAGCGTACCAACAGG